ATCTAATCGTGGATCTGAAGCTCTTATCCTTGCAGAAGAAGGACTCCAGTCCGGTCTATCTGTAGGTGTAGAAGTAATCAAGTCAAAGCAGAAGGGCAACGTGATGTTTGTATCCGCTGCCAAGTTGCTTGAAGTAAGTTTGGTAACAGAGCCAGCCTTTAAGTCTGCTCAGGTTATCGATGTTGCTGCTGAGGAAACTCCAGAAGCAGTAGAAGAAATCCAACCAACAGAAAGCGAGACAGCTGTGGAGAATACTCCAGAGACAGTTGCAGCACCAGTAGAGGCAGCAGCGGTTGAAGCTGCTCGTCCTGTTATCACTGCGACTACATTCGTGCGCGAGCGCGTAGCACCAATCACATCAGCACAGTACCTAGAAGCAAACATCAAGGCAGCAATGGGAGATGACGAAGCTCGCCGCGTAGTTCGCGCAGCGGATGATTCAACATCTACAAATACAGGTCTGACTTTGGCACCGCACCTAAATACTTTCCTTACTGATACATTCACAGGACGCCCAGCGTTCGAGGCTGCAACAACAGCAGCACTTATGGCAGAAGGCATGAGCTTTACAGTTCCACGCCTTTACACAAATGCATCATCTGCTAACACTGCTCCAACAGTTGCAGACACAAACGAAGGTTCAGCACCATCAGAAACAGGGATGACCTCCAGTTACGATACAGTAGATATTAACAAGTTTAGTGGATTGCAGCGTGTAAGTTTCGAGTTAATTGACAGATCACAACCTCAGTTCATGGAATTGATGATGATCGAACTTCGCAAAGCGTATGAGAAGGCAACAGATGCTGCACTAATCGCAGCGTTCACTGCATCTGGTACACAAGCAACATCAGTTGCAACAACAGCAGCAGGACTACAGTCATTCATCTCTGTAGAAGGCGCAGCAGCATACAAGGGAACTGGCGGAGACTTTGCTAACAAGCTAGTAGCCTCTACAGACCAATGGGCCGCCATTACCGGATACGCGGATACCACCGGACGAGCACTGTATTCAGCACAAGGTGCAACATACAACGCAGCAGGTAACGCAGTAGCTTCATCTGTTCGCGGTAACGTTCTCGGTACTGACTTGATCGTTGATCACAACATCACAACATCAGGAATCATTGATGATTCAGCATTCCTTGTTGCACCAAGTTCAGTATATGTCTGGGAGTCACCACAGACACAGCTTCGCGTCAATGTATTGACAACAGGCGAAGTTGAGATCAACCTTTATGGATACCTAGCAATTTACATTGCTAAGTCAGGTAAGGGTGTTCGCCGCTTCAACATGACTGCTTAATAGCAGCACACTAAGTCGCTCTAGGGGGTCGGTAGCCCTCCGACTCCCTAGGGTCTTTAGAAAGGTAAAGAAATGGCATTAACTACAGTCGCAGAACTCCGAAGCACTCTCGGAGTCGGTACGTTGTATTCTGATGCCAATTTGCAAGAAGTCTGTGATGCAGCAGATGTTGTCCTATTGCCTATGCTTTGGACTAATTCTTATTACAACATTGCACACAGCAACACAGCCACTACTGGCACTCTATACTTTGAGGATAAAGTAGAAAAAGTATTCTATGTAGGTCAGACAGTTCATATCGCTGGCAATGGATCAAAGCACAACGGCAACAAGACTCTCACTGGAGTAGGCGATTACACGATCACTTACGCCATTACAGGCAACAACAACACTCCAGCCGTAGAACATCCAGTCCAGCCATTCGGCACAGTCTCAGGCGATACTTATGTCGATTACACAGCTGACACAGCAGTTCAATTAGCAGCCTTAATGATCGCTGTTGAAATCTGGCAAGCAAAGACAGCCACTTTATCTGGCTCAAATGCTATCGATTTCCAGCCATCCCCTTATCGGATGTCAGCACAATTACTGGCGAAGATCAGGGGCATGATTGCCCATGCGCTAAGCCCTAACTCAATGGTGGGCTAATGCCTCCAGTAGCCATAACCACACTTCGCACTACCTTAGCCACTGCGCTAGTAGATAATAATAAATATCAAGTGTTTGCCTTTCCTCCGGCAACAGTCCTGGCTAACTCAGTGATCGTGTCTCCAGATTCTGAATATATTGTGCCTAGCAATAATCAGCATATAACTATTAGCCCTATGGCTAACTTTAAGATCATCATGACAGTCCCATTGTTTGACAATGAGGGCAACCTTAACGGGATTGAAGATACTGTTTGTGGCGTGTTCGCAAAGCTCGCAGCATCTGCTCTGGTCTATAATGTAAGCGCAATCAGCGCACCTAGTATTCTCAATGCTGCATCAGGCGATCTGCTCAGCTGCGAGATGTCCGTATCAATCCTTACGAGTTGGAGTTAATATGTCCGAGTGGGAAAAAGAGAACGAAGCCTTCCTGAAAAAAATCGGGCAGGTAGCACCAACAGCACCAAAGCCAGCAACTACTAAGAAAGACGAGGAATAATCTCATGGCTGTATTTCTAAATAACTTGGTCGGCGTGAAGATTAACTCTGTTGATCTTTCAGACCATGTCACATCAGTGACAATTAACCGCGTATTCGATGAACTAGAAGTCACTGCAATGGGTGACAGTTCACACAAGTTTGTCAAGGGTCTTGAGTCATCAACAGTGACAATTGACTTCCTAAACGACACAGCAGCAGCAAACGTATTGGCAACACTACAGGCAGCCTGGGGAACCACAGTTACAGCTGTATTCCTACAGACAAAGGGAACAGCAGTTTCTGCTACAAACCCTCTTTACACTGTCTCAATCCTTGTCAATAACACAACAGACATCAATGGCGCAGTAGGTGACATTGGCACACAGTCAATCACATTTACATGCAACTCAACTGTTGCAGTAGCCACTACCGGCACATTCTAAAAAACTAAACAAAGGGGCAAACCATGGCAAGACTAAAGATAGTTCGACAAGATGGAAGCGTACTAGAAGGCGAGATCACTCCAGCAGTGGAGTATTCGTTTGAGCAGTACGCTAAAAAGGGCTTCCATAAGGCGTTCCGCGATGAAGAAAAGCAAAGCGATGTCTATTGGCTAGCATGGGAAGTAACACGCAGATCAGGTGAAACTGTTAAGCCTTTCGGGTTGGACTTCATTGAGACACTTAAAAGTGTTGAGGTGCTTGACTCAGACCCTTTAGCTTAAAGCGCGATCAACCATTCACCTACCTCATTGCTCGCTTGAGCATTAGGTTGGGGATCGCGCCACAGCAGTTATTAGATTTAGATAAGACCATGCTAGATGCACTTCTGCAAGGTCTCAGAGATGAAGCGAAGGAGATTAAAGATGCCAGTTCAAGTAAAAGGCGTTATTGAACTCCGCAAGGCTCTTAGAAATTACGCTCCTGATCTTGCTAAAGAATTAACAGCTGAGATTACCCAATCCTTAAAAGTAATTCAGAAAGATGCAAGAGGCTTTGTCCCAGCTTCTGCTCCAGGTGGGCTTTATAACTGGGACAGAGTTGCTAAAGGGGAACCTAAAGCATTTAACACATCAGGCAGAGTACGCCCATTCCCTCGCTATGATGCAACAGCCATCAAGCGTGGCATTGTTTATCGCACCGGTTATGGTAAGCCAAACTCCAAAGGGTTTAGATCCTTATTTAGAGTTAAGAATATGTCAGCAGCTGGTGCAATCTATGAGACAGCAGGCAGATTATCAGGAGTCCAGCGCACACCTGCCGGTGAACGATTTATTCAGCAAGGCCCTTTGTATGGCAGCAAGAAATCTGGCCAAGACATGCGTGGTCGTGTGCTTTATCGTGCTTGGGAGCAAGATCAAGGCAAACAATTAAACGCCATATTTAAGGCCATTGAAAAAGCAGACAAAGCATTTAAGAGCCGCGTTGCTTCTGGAAGCATAAAGGGAGCAGCATGAGCAATATAGTCATTGACATTGCAGCGCAATTTACTGGCAAGGGAGCCTTTAAGCAGGCTGAGACTTCTACAGATAAATTAAACGCAGGTGTTAAAAATCTTGCTAAGACTCTTGGTGTGGCTTTCAGTGCTACAGCAGTCTTAAATTATGCCAAGGCCTCAGTTAAGGCAGCGGCAGCAGATGAAAAAGCACAGAAGCAATTAGCACTAGCTCTGAAGAATGTTGGCCTTGGTCGAGATGTTGCAACCTCTGAGGCATTTATACAGAAGTTACAAAAAGAATTCGGCGTGCTCGATGACAATTTGAGGCCGGCTTATCAGCAGCTAGCGGTAGCCACACAGGATTCTGCCCAGTCACAGAAGTTATTACAGATCGCTTTAGATATTTCTGCATCAACTGGCCGCGACTTAGCCTCAGTCACAGGAGCAATATCAAAGGCCTACCTGGGGAATAACACAGCCCTAGGTAAATTAGGTGTGGGCATCTCCAAGGCTGATCTAAAGGCTAAGTCCTTTGATGACATAATGAACCAACTTTCTAATACCTTTGCTGGATCTGCTACAGCTTCAGCCAATACCTTCCAAGGCTCAATGGATAAGTTAGCCGTTGCATCTGCTAATGTCCAAGAGATCATCGGTAAAGGCATCATTGAGTCGCTAAAAATCTTATCCGAGGATTCTACAGTCAGTGATTTAGCAACAGGTATGGAGGAGTTTGCTACGGCTATATCCGAGTCCATTCAAGGCTTAGCGATTCTTATTGCTCAAATAAAAAGCATTCCAAAAATACCTGGTGGCGGTAGTGGTGCGATCTTTGATATAGATAAGTTATTTAAGTTCACTGGTATAGCAATGCTGCGAAAGATATTTGATGCGGCAAACAAAGGCTCGGCTAATGATCCTGCCGCAGGGCTAGCGCATCTTGCCGAGTTAGAAGCTAAATATACTGCTGCAACTCTTAAATCAAGCAAGAAACTTACAGCAGAAGAATTGAAGCAACTCAAGGCCAAGCAGTTAAAGGCAGCCATCGATAAGGCTAACCTAGCCCTTGGCAAGGGTGAGAATGTCTTTGACATGGAGAAGATCCAGTTAGCAGCAGCTGAGAAGAGTGCAGCCGAGCAACTGGGCAAAGTAACTAGCCAAGCACAACTGTTACAAATTACTAACGACCTTGCTCGCCTAGAAGTTAAGCAATCAATCCTCGCTTTGGAAGATGCAATAGCCTCAAAGGATGTCGCAGCCATTACTGCTGCTACCGATAAACTCAATGCAGACTTAAAGATAGTCGGTGCTTTGACTGGTCAGGAAGTAAAGTTAAAGGATATTAAATCGATTCTTGACTCTATCCTTCCAAAGGATCTGATTAACTTGGCTAACCTGGATGCTGCTCTTGCTAAATTAACAGCCATAGGCAAAGCAATCGTTACTCCTACAGGTACACCAACAGGTACACCAACTGGTACATCTACAGGTAAAGCCCTTACACCAGCAGAAATAGAAGCTTTACTTATATTGGGCAGGACTGTGCCTGTAGTGCCAGATTCAAGCGGTGGCGTGGGGTATTCTGGCGGCGCAGGTGATTACGCCCCTACTGGTTTCCCAGGTGCAAGCGGTAACTCGGTTACTGTTAATAATAACTTTAACGGCATTGTGGGAGATCCTAATGCTGTTGCAGAACTTATAGATCAAGTCGTTCAAAACGCTGTAGATCGTGGAACACTGAGAGTAGCCTAATGACTTGGCTTCCAGAATGGCGTGTAACAGTAGGTGATGATGTCTATACGACTGTTACCTCTGTTTCCT